CGGCTCTAAATAGGGCTAATCGAGAGGTTGGCACCTATGGTAATGGAGACAAAAAAGACATGAGCCACACAAAGAAGGGAAAGTTGGTTAAGGAATGCCAGTCTAAAAACAGAGCACGTAACAGGGGCAAGAAATGAGGTACTTGATAGTGTTATTGCTGTCTAGCTGTTCGGCTACATGGCATTTAAAAAGAGCGGTTAAGAAAGATCCAAATATTTTATTAGAGCAGGTTGTCAAGATAGACACGTTTGTTGTTAGGGATACGTTTTCATACACGGATACATTTGTAACCAAGTCTATTGATACCATAACCATCGACACGGGTAGCGTTCAAGTTCGCATCATCCGGGAGCACGACATTATCAGAACTACGATCACACAAAAGCCAGATACGGCATACATTACGATTGAAAAAACACTGCCACCGCAGTTAATATACAAGGAGCATTGGTTCAAGTGGTGGTACCTATTGATTATTTTCGCTATATTTGTGATTATAATCAAATTGAAATGAACAAATTAACAACTGAAGAACTACAAACTCTACGTGAGTTAAACCAATCTGTATCTGAATTAAAGGGCGCTATCTCTGATTACGAGATTAAAAAGTACTACGCCATTCAGCGGATAATGAACGAAGCATCTAGGCTTAATTCTTTTAACGAGGAAATCGAGGCTAAGTACGGCCCCATCAACGTCAACATTGAAACTGGAGAGTATGCTAGTCAGGAAAATAGCGGTGGGCAATGATTATAAGAACTCGATGAACTACTTGGTAGGGCAGAGTATTCTTAATAATATGTATACGATTTTTGAGATATGCAGAGAGAATGACGGCTCTGTATGTATATGGATTCGTAACGAGGAGAGAGGCGAGATAATGCGTTGGAAGATGTTCAGCGCAAACATGCCTATTTCTTTTGAGTACAACATAGACTTTTAATGGAATCAACTTTCTTTTATTTGATAGAGCCACTAGATGGCAGTGAGAGGTCGTACGTAAGTTCGAGCGGTCTGATACTTGGTACTAACCTAGAGGACCATAAGTCTACACAGCGTTTGGCTAAGGTAGTCGGCCTTCCAAGGAATGAGGCTGAATTGAACATTGGCGATGTAATTGTCGTGCACCATAATACCTTTAGGGACTATTACGATATGAAGGGACGGATCAGAAAAAGTAGTAATTTTGTAAAAGATAAACTATACTTCGTTGAAAAAGAAAGAATATACATGTACATCCGGGACGGAATCGAAAAGGTTTTCGGCCCTTATGCGTTTGTTAAGCCCGTCAATGCAGACAGAGAGGGATTCCAATTTTCGACGAGAGTTGAGAAAGAGCTTGTCGGCCAGGTGGCACTTGTCGATGATAGGTACTCCGAGGACGAGAGTGTAGTGTCTGGTGACGTTGTTACTTTCTGCAAGGACAGCGAGTACGAGTTTAAGATAAACGACGAGAAGTTTTATCGTGTTCCAACTAGAAACATAGTAGCGGTATTATGAGCAAGAAGACCAGAGAAGAGATAATAAAGGCAGGCGAGATAGCCGTTAGGGAGCTAATACGTGTTGCCAAAGAAGAAATTATAACTGGCGATCCCGAGCAAGACTTGGCGGCCGACAGATTAAAGAATGCCGCAGCCACAAAAAAGCTAGCGGTATTTGATGCGTTTGACATTCTAAACAGAATAGAAGAAGAGCGTAATGCTCTAGACGATGTGGTAGTTGACAAGAAGGACGACTCCAAAAAAGGATTTGCTGAGAAGTTTAGTAAATGAAAGACTACGCCCTATACCATATAGACAGCAAGGCAGTTCCCCAAGATGTTATCAAGAAGAAGAACAAGGAGAAGTCGTGGGCGTATGGATACGACGAAGAGCACGATATTGTCGTTATATCAAAAGACGGAACCATTGGTGAGATATATAGCATCAATACTCTTAAGGTAGCGCTACCAGAGACTCCATCGGAGGTTGACGATAGAGGTAATAGGTGGGCACCGTCTGAGTTTCCAAAAGATTTACAAAGAATAAAGAGCATATTTGACTGGAACAGAAAACCAAGGGAGTTTCAGTCTAAGTGGATTAATTTTATAGAGAATGAGTTTGATCGTAGAGAATACGGCTATTGGTTTATTAATAATGGCAAGCCTTGTTATGTTACTGGCAGCCACTACATGTATCTCCAATGGACGAAGATAGACGTTGGTCTTCCAGACTTTCGTGAGTCTAACAGAATATTTTTCATTTATTACGAGGCGTGCAAGGCAGACAATAGATGCTTTGGAATGGTATACCTAAAGAACAGGCGTTCGGGTTTCTCGTTTATGAGTGCGGCTGAGATTGTAAACCAAGCCACGATGTCTAAGGACGCAAGATTTGGAATACTGTCTAAGACGGGTGATGACGCTAAGAAGCTATTCACAGACAAGGTGGTAAACATATCCAACAACTACCCGTTCTTTTTCAAGCCCATACAAGACGGTATGGACAGACCAAAGACGGAGTTGGCGTATCGTGTTCCTGCTTCTAAGATTAAAAAGAAAAACATGTCCCGTGTTGACAACGAGGACGACATGGATGGCTTGAATACAACCATTGACTGGAAGAACACCGCTGACAACAGTTATGACGGAGAGAAGCTTAAGATGCTTATCCATGACGAGAGTGGTAAGTGGATGGTTCCTAATAAGATATTAAACAACTGGCGTGTAACAAAAACATGTTTGCGTCTAGGTAGTAAGATTATAGGCAAGTGTATGATGGGCTCAACGTCCAACGCACTAGACAAGGGTGGCGCTCAATTCAAGAGCTTATACGAGGACTCTAATCCAGGTGATCGTAATGCCAACGGACAGACAAAGAGTGGGATGTATAATCTGTTTATTCCGATGGAGTGGAACTTCGAGGGATATATAGACGAGTTTGGCATGCCCGTATTCCATACGCCAAAGAGTCCGGTTATCGGTGTTGACGGAGAGAAGATTAAGATAGGCGTAATTGACTATTGGAATAACGAGGTAGATTCGCTGAAGTCAGATTCTGATGCACTAAACGAATTTTATCGTCAGTTCCCCAGAACAGAAAGCCATGCGTTCAGAGACGAGAGTAAGGCAAGTATATTCAACTTGACAAAGATATATCAGCAGATAGACTACAATCAATCGCTAATTAAAGATAGAGTATTGACACGTGGGTACTTTCACTGGAAGGACGGCAAGAAAGACAGCAGTGTAGTGTGGACTCCTGACAACAAGGGGCGATTCTTGATAAGTTGGTTCCCTCCAGCCCAAATGCAAAACAACGTACTTAAGAGGGGCGACAAGTTTTATCCGGCAATGAGCACATTGGCACGTTTGGCTGTGACTCGTATGATATATCTGGAGTAGTAGGCGGTGGCGGATCTAATGGTGCATTACACGGCATGACGAAGTTTAACATGGACGACGCTCCTAGTAATTTCTTTTTCTTGCAGTACGTAGCTAGACCACAGACGGCTGAGATGTTTTTTGAGGACGTACTAATGGCTTGTTTCTTTTATGGAATGCCAGTGCTAGCGGAGAATAATAAGCCAAGACTTTTGTATCATTTAAAGAACAGGGGCTATAGAGCATTCTCTATGAATAGACCGGACAAGGAGAAGCACAAGCTTTCTAAAACAGAGAAAGAACTTGGCGGAATACCAAACAGTAGCGAGGACGTAAAACAGTCTCACGCATCTGCAATCGAGACTTATGTGGAAAAGAATGTTGGCATAGATTTAGAGGGAACTTATAGGGATTCTGACGAAATGGGTAACATGTATTTCACGAGAACGCTTGAGGACTGGGCTAGATTTGATATCAACAATCGTACTAAATTTGACGCTACAATCAGCAGTGGGCTTGCTATTATGGCCAATCAGAAGCACCTATATATACAGCCAAAGACACAGTCAAAAATAAGTATTAAATTTGCAAAGTACGATAACAAAGGCAATACAAGCCAAATAATACGATAGATGGATAAAAAAACACTGGTACCATACGTTACCTTCCCAAACAATACTGCAACGGAAGAAGAGAAAGCCTCTATGGAGTATGGTCTAAAAGTGGGCCAAGCTATACAAAATGAGTGGTTTAAAAGGTCTTCCAATAGCTGTAGATTCTACGACCAATGGATAGAGTACAATAGACTAAGACTATATGCTAGAGGGGAACAGTCCGTTGCTAAATATAAGAATGAGCTTGCGGTCGATGGAGACCTCTCATATCTCAACCTTAATTGGGACCCTGTTCCCATCATACCAAAGTTTGTTGATATTGTTGTTAATGGAATGTCTAATCGTCTATATGATGTTAAGGCCCAGGCACAAGATAGGCTGTCATCGAAAAAGAGACAAGATTATAGGCGCATGGTCGAGGCTGATATGTTGGCTAAAGACCTTCTTAACCAAGTAAAAGAAGACTTTGGTGTTGACGCATTTAACGTAAACCCAGACGAATTACCAGAGAATAACGATGAGTTGAATCTGTTTATGCAGATTAACTACAAGCCTGGTATTGAAGTAGCTGAAGAGCAAGCAATTAGAACTATATTAAACAATAACTCTTACGAGGATACAAAGAAAAGAATAGACTATGACCTTACTGTATTGGGAATTGGAATGGCGAAACACACGTTCAATCCTAGCGGTGGTATAAAAGTTGAGTATGTTGATCCAGCAAGCGTTGTTTATTCTTATACAGATAGTCCAACATTTGATGATTGTTTTTATTTTGGAGAAATTAAAAGAGTACATATATCTGAAGTTAAAAGGATGTATCCGTGGCTTACGCCAGAAGATATCGAAGAGCTTTCAAACTATGCTTATACTTGGTATCAGGATTACGGTGTTATGCGTCCATATAACGATAGTGTCTTTGAAAAGGAGGTTGTTAATCTTCTATACTTCAACTACAAGACTGATAAGAAGTTTGTTTACAAGAAAAAATACTTGGAGAATGGTGGCGAGAGAGTTATCCGTAAGGACGAGAGTTTTAATCCGCCAGAGGAAGAGGAAGTAAGATACGAGAGAATAGAGAAGACCATTGAGGTTTGGTATAAGGGCGTAATGGTTCTGGGTACCGAAAACTTGTTGGAGTGGGGCATGATGAAAAATATGGTCCGTCCAAAGTCGGCTTCTCACGTTGCAATACCAGAATATGTTTGTGTAGCGCCAAGAATGTATCGTGGTGTAATTGAGTCATTAGTTCGTCGTATGGTGGGCTTTGCAGACTTAATTCAGCTTACACACTTAAAGCTACAGCAAGTAATCGCTCGTATGGTTCCAGATGGTGTCTATATTGACGCTGACGGGCTTAACGAGGTTGACTTGGGTAATGGCTCTAGCTACAGCCCAGAAGAGGCTCTAAAGATGTATTTCCAGACGGGTTCTGTAATTGGACGTAGCTTCACACAAGATGGTGAGTTTAACAACGCTAGGGTTCCTATTCAAGAGCTAAACAGCAGTGCTGGTCAAGGAAAGATTGCTAGTTTGGTTAATTCATACAACCACTACTTAAGCATGATTCGTGACGTGACGGGTCTTAATGAGGCTAGAGATGGTTCTACTCCAGACTCAAACGCATTAGTTGGTGTACAGAAGTTGGCTGCTTTAAATTCTAATACAGCGACTAGACACGTACTAGAGGGTGGATTGTTTATTACTAGAAGATTGGCAGAGGCCATTTCTTTGCGTGTATCTGACGTGTTAGAGTATTCTGAGACAAGGGATCAGTTAATTCATCAGATAGGATCACACAGTACTGAAATATTAAAAGAAATATCTGACCTATACTTACATGACTTTGGAATACACATTGAGGTAGCTCCAGACGAAGAGGAGAAGGCGCAGATGGAAGCGAATATACAGATGGCATTGAGTCGTGACCAAATCACACTTGAGGATGCTATTGACATTAGAGAGTTAAAGAACGTAAAGTTAGCTAACGAGCTACTTAAAGTTAAGCGCAAGGCCAAGCAGAAGCAAGACCAAGAAATGGAGATGCAAAAGATAGAGGCGCAAACACAAGCCAATATCCAATCTTCTCAAGCCGCTGCTCAGTCTAAGATGCAGATGATAGAAATGGAAGCTCAAGCTAAGATGCAGATTAAGAGAGCTGAGTCTGAGTATGACACCATGAAGATGCAACAAGAGGCGCAGTTGAAGTTGGCATTGATGGACAAGGAGTTCCAATATCAAATGGCACTAGCTAATGTAAGCGGAGAGACGCAGAAAAAGATAGAGGAGGAGAAAGAAAAAGCCAAAGACGACCGCATAAAGATGCAAGGAACACAGCAGTCTAAGCTTATAGATCAGAGAAAGAAAGACTTACCTCCAGTAAACTTTGAGTCTAACGAGGACAGTCTAGATGGCTTCGACCTAGCTGAATTTGAACCTAGATAAATATTTATCGTATATTTGCGATTAAAATCTAATAAAATAAAAATATGAGTGAATTTAAAGTAAGAGAAGTAGGTGTAGAAGAAGAGAAGAGCGTTCAAGAGATTGAAGAGCAACTTCTTAATGAACACCAAGAAAAAGTAAGCGCTGAGCAAGAAAACGAAGCGCAAACTGAGAGTGTCCAAGAAAACGAGGCGCAAGAGGTTGAGCAAGAGGTTGCACAAACGCCTGAGCTGAGTGAAGAAGACGTTCTGTCATTTATTAAAAATAGGTACGATAAACAAATTGATACCGTTGACCAATTGTTCGAGACTAGGGAGTCCCAGCCAGAACTACCGGAAGATGTATCAGCTTATTTAAAGTACAAACAAGAAACGGGTCGAGGTTTCGAGGACTTTATTAAGATTAATAGAGATTTTGATAATGAAGACCCAAATAAGCTAGTATTTGAATACTATAAATCTAATTCCGAATTTTTGGATGACGAGGACATAGAATTTGAAATTTCTGAAAAGTTTTCTTACGACGAGTCTTATGACGACGAGAAGGAAATTAGACAGAAGAAACTAGCATTTAAAAAAGAACTTGCAAAAGCAAAAGAGTTCTTCAACAAGCAGAAGGAACAGTACATGGTTCCTCTTGAGTCAAGAGGCGCTAACGTTCCAGACGAGGAGAAAGAATTGTATAATGCTTTTAAGAGTCAAGCCCAAAAGGCCAGTGAACTAGAACAAGAGCAGTCCAAGCGTTCAGAGTTCTACAGGAGTAAGACATCAGAGTTATTCAACGACAATTTCAAAGGTTTTGATTTTCAAGTTGGAGACGAGAAGATGACTTATAAACCAGCAGAAGCTAAGACGTTATTGGAGAAGCAAACTGACATGAGTCCGTTCTTTAACAAATTTGTTGACGAGAATGGATACATAAAGGATGCCGCTGCTTATCATAGGGCGATGGCTGTAGCGATGAATCCAGATGCAATGGCTAAATTCTTCTACGAGAAGGGTAAAGCCGAAGCCATAGATAGTGTTGCCAGAGAGTCAAAGAACATTGACATGAACGCAAAGGTAGCACCAGAAATGGGAAGGTCAAAAGGATTTACAGTAACAGCTTTGGATAGTCAGCCTGGCAATAGATTAAAAATAAAAAGTAACAAAAAATAAAAACTAAAAAAACACAAAAATGGCTGGATCTGTTTCAGGAACCCCGGGTTTTGAATTAACCCCTTCCTCAAAAAAACAAGCATTAGTTAGTAACTACATTACTAACTTCGACTTCTTAACTCAATACCTTCCCGATACTTACGAGAAGGAATTTGAACGTTATGGTAACCGCACTGTTGCATCGTTTTTACGTGCAGTAAGCGCTGAATTACCATCTAATTCTGACCTAATCAAGTGGTCTGAGCAAGGACGTTTACACACACAATACACTGGCGTTACTTACGCTGCTGTATCGTCTGGTTCTCAAACTTTCACAATTGCTTCTGGCACTTGTGTGTTCCGTGTGGGACAAACTGTTATCTTATCTTCTGCTGCGGAGGCTACCAATGCTAAGACCCAAAAGGGTATCATTACTGCTGTA